GCTATGACTGCGTGTGCGGACGGTGCCGCAACCCCGTCCCCTGCCTCAGCATCAACCCATGCGACGCCATCACCGCCAAAGACGGCGCACCCCTGTGCCGGTGGTGTGCACGGGGTAACGACAACCAGCTCCGCGCCAAGCGGAGAGCGTCATGACCGCCCCCGTGTACGACGTCGTCAAGCACGCGGTCCAGCAAGCCGCATGGCACAGGGACGTTCCCCGCGACTGCCGCTGCCCCCACACCTGGAACCCCGAACTGCAGCAGTGGGTGCGCCGCGACGGCGCAACCTGCGGAAAGCACCCGTCATGAACCCGCTTCGAGTCGTCTCCCACGGCGGCGGCGTCCAGACCACAGCCATGCTCGTCCTCGCAGCCACCGGCCGCATCGACTATCAGACATTCCTATTCGCCAACGTCGGCGACGACTCCGAACACCCCGCCACTCTCCGCTACCTCCGCGAAATCGCGGTGCCCTACGCCCAGGCGCACGGCATCACCATCCATGAACTGCAAAAGGTGAACGTCCGCGGCCAGTTCGTCGGAGTCGAAACCCTGTACGGCCGCCTCACCCGCGAAGGTTCCCGGTCACTTCCCATCCCCGTCCGCATGGACAACGGCGCACCCGGAACCCGCAATTGCACCTCACATTTCAAAATCAAGGTGATCGGGAAGTGGCTCAAGGAACACGGTGCCAGTGCGGACAACCCCGCCACCGTCGCCGTTGGCATCAGCGTCGACGAACTCCACCGCGCCAATAACCGCAAGGTAGAGCCCTACGAAAACGTTGTCTACCCGCTGCTAGACCTGCGCCTGCGGCGCACCGACTGCATGGACGTCATCCGCGCCGCAGGCCTCCCAGTTCCAGGCAAATCAGCCTGCTACTTCTGCCCGTTCCACCGCCCTGACACGTGGGCGTACATGCAGCGCAACGAACCCGAACTGTTTTACAAGGCTGCCGAACTTGAGGCGCTGCTAAACGAGCGCCGCGACGCCCTGGGCAAAGACCACGTCTATCTGACCAGGTTCGCCCGGCCGCTCCTCGAAGCGCCGATCGGGCATCCGGGCCAGCTCACCCTTGCAGGAACCGACGACGACGTCCATTGCGACAACGGGTGGTGCATGACATGACCCGCGACGACACCGCAACCCGCGACATCCCCCGCAACTGCATATGCACCTGGCATTACTCCCAGCCAGTCAACCAGCACTCCACCCGCCCCCCCCGGTGGGTCCGCACCCACTGGGTACGGGGCTGCCCCTGGCACATCGACGAAGGACGCAGGCCATGAACGGCCACCGGGCCGCGGCGTTCGTCTACCACGCCGGCGCGTGGATCGCATTCGCCGTTGCAATCCTCCTCACCGCAGCCGGGCAGCCGCAAGGACTCCTCCTCATCGGCACCCTGCCCTGGCTCGGCTGGCTGCACCGACGCGAAACCCGGCTCGCCCGGCGCACCGACCCCGACGTGCAGGCGAACATTCTGCGCCGCGCCCAGGAAGCACAGATCCGCGCCGAACACCGCAGGATACTCGCCCAGTACGCCCACTCCGAATGGTCGAACCTCCGCCACGCAACCGAAGACGAAGACCGGTGACCGCCCGCGTCCGCGACATCCCCGTGTGCCGTGACTGTTACGGCGACGTCGAAACCGAACCCGACGGGTTCTACTGCACAGCCTGCCAGCTGTACACCCCCTACGCGTGGGCGATCTTCGTCCAGGACAAGGACGACGACGATGACTAGACGCACCACCGGCATCGCACTCCTCGCCACCTACATCACCTCGATCTGGGCGGCGAACTGGCTCACCACCCGATACGGGCTCATCGCCGCCGGGTTCGGCTATCTCACCACCGCCGGAACGTTCGCCGCAGGCGGCGCGATCATGACCCGCGACTTCCTCCAGGACGCACTAGGCCGCTGGGCGGTCCTCGCCGCGATCACAGCCGGAGCTGCCCTCTCGTATGCCACATCCAGCCACCAGATCGCGTTCGCGTCCGGTGCCACATTCCTCATCGGCGAATCCCTCGAGTTCGCCGTGTACACGCCGCTGCGCCGCCGGACCGGCTGGGGAACCGGCCGCTGGTCCCTGGTTGTCGGCGCTGCGAACACGACCGGCATCGCCGCGGACACGTTCCTGTTCCTCACTCTCGCCGGGTTCCCCGTCACCACGGCCACGTTCGGCGGTCAGCTCCTCGGCAAGGCATACGTCACCGCCGGTGTCGTCGCGCTCGGGGTGGTGATACGCCGTGCTGTACTACGCCAACCCCGTGAAAGCGGCGCGTGACCACATGTCCGCCGGACGTATCGGCTGCATCATCACCCCAGGGCAGGGAAACACAATTCCCCCCGGCGCACCATGGTGCGCTGACAACGGACGGTTCGGCAAAGGCTGGCCCGGCCCCCTCCGCTACGAAGCGTGGCTTGCCTCCTACCGCCCCTACGCCCAGACATGCGCATTCGCTGTCGCCCCCGACGTCCCATTCGACATGGCCGCCACATTGCGCCTGTCCCGGCCGTGGCTTTACCACATCCGGCGAATGGGATACCCCGCAGCGCTCGCACTCCAGGACGACTGCCGGCTCCCGTGGGACGACTTCGACGTCCTGTTCATCGCCGGCAGCATGGAATTCAAATGGGGTGTCATCGCAGCCGACTACACCCGTCAGGCACGCGCCCGCGGCAAACACGTCCACTGGGGCCGGTGCAACAGCCTCACCCGCATCCGCCAGGCACACGGCATGGGCTGCGACTCCGCCGACGGCGGATACCTGCGTTACGGCCCCGACAAAAACCTGCCACGGCTACTCGGGTGGCTTGACGAACTAGACCGGAACGGGGCGCAGACATTCATATGAGCGACTTTAAGAACGTTGACGATGCTCTCGCCGACCTGCAAGGCGTCCTGCCCGTCATCACCAAAGCCACCACAGGCAACGCCGGCGGCAGGCCCACCAAATACGCCGACCTGGCCGACATCTGCCGGGAACTGTTCCCCCTCATGTCGAAACGCGGCCTGGCGTGGACCACCCGGCCGACGCTGCTCCGTTTCCCCCCCGACGTCCGCGAGTTCGTGCTCTTCTACTCGCTGCGCCACGCGAGCTCGGGAACCAGCATCGACGGCGAATACCCCCTCGGCACCGGCAGTCCGCAGCAACTCGGGTCGGCGATCACCTACGCCCGCCGGTACTGCCTTGCCGCGGTGACAGGGATTGTCGCCGACGAAGACGACGACGGCCGCGCCGCGGAACAGGGCGCGAAGCCGGGCAGGCAGAAGCCACCACCACGCAGCAAGGACGAGTTGCCGCGGAACACCGACGGGTCGGTAAGCCGGTCGCGGACCACCGACGCCGAACTCGCCGCCACGGGGCAGATGACCGACGCGCAGCTACGCGAACACAACCGGCTCGCCAAGGACACGCAGGCGCAGGACAGGAAAGCTGACCGGCTCGACCAGACCCCCGACGACGACCCGTGGTACGCCGATCCCCCCCAGCCCCTGCCCAGGCCACGGCCGGCGCAGGACACCGCCCAGGCCATCGTCATGCACCTCGGACGGCTCGGCTACCCCGGCGACCAGTGGAGGGACGCACGACTCCAGATAACCGCCCAGCTCGCCGGACGCACCGGCACGATCGGGTCGACCAACGACCTCACCGCCGCGGAAGGTGTGCGGGTCAAAGCAGCGCTGGCGGGGTGTAAGGACCGGGCCGCGCTTGACCGGCTACTCGACCACGAGGAGGCATCCGGTGACTGAGGAACTGTCCCTGGCGTGTCAGTGGGGCCGCTGCCAGGACTGCCCCGACCGTGACGACTACGTCCGCGAAGACGCCTGCATGTGCCATTGCCATGTGGACGTGGACGACGACGACTCCGACGACTGGGCGTTCCAATGAGCCGACGCCCCTGGCCGGAGGACTGGCTCGAAGCCGTCGACACCGGCAAGTGCCACTGGAACTGTGTCAAAGCCCGGGACGACATCTGCCGTTGCCGCTGCTCAGGCCGCTACCACAACGCCCTCCGCGATGAGGCCGCCGAGTTCGGGCTCACCATCGCCCAATACTGGGACCTGGGACGTGCCGCATGACCGACCCGGCGTTCACCGCGGCCGACGGTGGCCGGTCCCAGTACATCTGGTGTCACCGTCACAGCCGTCACATCCTCCGCACCCGGTGGGACGCCCACGTGGCGGAGAAACACCACCCCAAGACCCCGGCGGCGGGGAGAGTGCCCGCTCCAGCCCCGCCGCCGACCAACGACAAATAACGGAAGCGACCTGGGCTGAGATTGCCGCTCAGCCCAGGTCTAAACCAGGACCCTCACCTCGGGAGGAACCGGCCTGTGGACAGTAGATCACGGGAGTCGAAGTGGCCGCTAGGCAAGGCCGAGAGAACCAGTTCGGGCCTTTGGGTCCGGCAGATGCCCGGCTCGAAGGTGAAGCCGTGGCCGCACGAGCCAGACCAGCGCATAGACATCTGGGCACCTCCTTGGGTGACTCCAACCCTGTACGACTTGATGCTCCTGGCGGAACTCTTCGCAGACAACGAGGACCGGATATTCAATCAGCCGGGCCACAAGGGTGCCCAGATGGTCTGGGAAGCGCTTGCCGATGTTCCGCTGATAGGAGCAGAAGAGGCATACAAGCGACACGTTCTCGAATGGCGGGTTCCGGCATGACGTTCGGGACCATTGTCGCTGACCCACCCTGGGCGTATGAGAAGACCTCACGCCATCACAAACTGTCTGGCTACTCGGACGCTGAATATAACCCGCTCACCACCAAAGAGTTGTGCGCACTGCCTATCGGCGACCTCGCCACCGACGAGTCAGTGTTGTTCCTATGGACAACCTGGCCATTCGTGCCCGATGCACTGCAAGTGGTCGACGCCTGGGGATTCCAGTACGTCACGGGCCTGCCGTGGGTGAAACTCGACGGCCGCAATCAGTTGCATTACGGCGTCGGGTATTGGTTCCGCGGATGCACCGAACCTATCCTCGTCGCCAAACGTGGAAAGTCCTACAGAAGCAACCTAGTCGGCATACTCACGCAGGAACTAGGACATAGCCGCAAGCCGGAACACGTCCACGAAATGGTGGAACGCGGAGGATTCCCAGGCCCGTACCTAGAGGTATTCGCCCGGCAGCAACGGCATGGGTGGACGACGGTGGGCAATGAGTGCCCGTCCACCAGAGGTGAGGATATCCGGGTCAGCCTTGACCGTCTGCTGACCGAACGGCATCACACGCCACCGCCACCGCGGGAACCGTTCGACGACGGGCAGTATGTGCTTTTCGACGACTGACCTGGCACAGACGAAGACCCCCCGCGAGATTCCTCGAGCGGGGGGTCTTGTGCTACCCCCAACAGTTGGGAGTAACATAGCCGCTTACCAGACGACGTCCCTGAGTGTAACGGAAAGGCATCCCGAACGCCACACATTGTGTTTGGCATGCCTCCACCCCAAAACTGCACAGCGACCGGCCGGGCACACCCTGCCCCTGGCGGAACGAAGTTCCGCTAAGACTTTGGGGGTTCCACCCCCAAACCCCCAGACCCAACTGCTGGCGACTCCGTCGCCCAGCAGTTGGCCCGAAACAACCAACACCCCGAGCTCAACACAACCCAGTGACAGACCCCAGCAGCAAAACCCCAAGGTGGTAACACGCCCCCGCGCCCGCCAACCGCTACCATGTTTGTGCAACACACAGCGAGCGTGTAACCCACAACCCCTGGCAGGCAACGTGACCCGCAAATACGGGCGGCTTCCCGCACAATTCCCCGGCCAGCTCAAAACCCTCACCCACTACGTCGCAGGCCAGCTGGCAGACCCGCCAGCCTTCGTGCGCGTACCCGGCGAACACTACGCATGGGGCATGCTCGGCAACGACCAATACGGCGACTGCGGCGTAGCAGGCCTCGAACACGGACTCGAAGCACAAGCCCTCGTCGCCCACGGCATCGTCAACGCCCCCCCGTCCGCCACCCAGGCCGTCGACTACTACCTCGCCTACACCGGCGGCCAAGACACAGGTGTCGTCCTCTCCGACTTCCTCGGCTACACCCGGCAACACGGCTACTACGGCGAGAAAATCTCCGCCTACGCCCCCGTCAACCACACCAGCGTGACCGAAATGCGGCAGGCCATCGCACTCTTCGACTTCGCCTACACCGGCATCCGCGTCACAGCCCGCATGGAAGACGAATACGCCGCCGGCGAAGACTGGACCCTCGAATCCCTCAACTCCCAGACCGTCGGCCTTCACTGCGTACCCGCCACCGCATACGGATCCCACCGCGCCACCGTCATCACGTGGGGGAAACTCCAGCCCGTCGCCTGGGCCGCCTACGTCGCGATGATGGACGAGGCGTGGGTTGTCCTCACCGGCGAACTCACCCAGGGTGACGGCCGCGGCATCAACTACACCCAGCTGCAAGCCGACCTCAACCAGCTCCAATGAGCGGCTACGAATGGCAGGGCAGCGGACTGCACGGCGGATTCATGCGATCAGGTAACCGCCGGGTAGACATCCGCCCGAACCTGCCACTGTACGAATCAGTCGCGGCGAAACCGTTCTGGTGTGACAACTGCGGCGGTATGCACCCCCTCCGCGAACACAGGACCTGCCGCCGCGACTATCCCTTCCGCAGCGCAGCGCGAGGTGCCAAATGAGCGTCACCGGCGCAGTCGTGTACGGCGCTGTCTGCGCCGGCATATTCCTCGCCGGCACCATCGGCCTAGCGCTGATGAGACGCTAATGCACACCCTCATCTGGTCACCCATACTCCCCGCCCTCGCCTGGGCAGGGTTCGTCGCCCTCCTCGCATGGGCACCCTGGAAGCGGGCCCGGTGATGTTCGGCCGGTGGAACTGGATGTCCCTCTACTGGCTGGCGTGGATCGTCCTCATGTTCGGTGTCCCCGAAACATGGGCGCTCGTCACCCACCGGCCCAACGACACCCTGTCCGCCCAGTTCTGGCGGCTCGAGCAGCCATTCGGCGGCCACGTCACCATCGTCCGCGGCATCATCGCCGTCGCCTTGTTCGGCCTGTTCTTCTGGCTCTGGCCCCACATCGTCGACCATGTGTGGAGGTGAGCCGATGACGTTGCGCCTCGTCCCAGTGTCGTGGGAAACCGCCCGCGAGTTCTGCGGCGGCTGGCACCGCACCCACCCCACACCGCCACCCGGCCACAAATTCTCCACCGGGGTAGCCACCGACAACGACGTCCTTATCGGTGTCGCCATCGTCGGCCGCCCCGTATCCTCCGCGTTCGACAACGGGCTCACCCTTGAAGTGACCCGCACAGTCACCGACGGCTACCCCAACGCCAACTCGATGCTGTACGGCGCAGCTGCGCGGGCCGCGTTCGCCCTCGGATACCGGCGTCTCATCACCTACAACCAGGCCGGCGAATCAGGTGCCAGCCTCCGCGGAGCCGGATTCCGCATCGTCGCCGAGCGGCCGCCGCGTAAAGGGTGGGACACGCCATCACGGCCCCGTGACAACGGCTCGTATCTGTCAGTGGCACGAACGTTGTGGGAGGTTGCATGATCCGGGTTCTGCGCTCGAGGTGGCTGCTCGTCGCCGCCGCTGCCGGTGTGGCGGCGTTCCTGTTCTTCACCACCACAGGCGCGTTCACACCACTCGACTGCCCCAGCCCGAGCCCGTCACCATCGCCGACACCAACGCAGCCGATGCCGCTCGGTGTCCCCGCAGACCAGGTCGGCGCACTCATCACCAACTACACGGGCGCCGAACTGTACGCCGCCTGGCACGCTGACCCCGTCAACACGTGGTGCGGCGGCGGACACGTCGCCCCCGCAGGAACCAACGCCGTACTCACAGGCACCACCACAGGCGGATGCGCAGACCTCGGCAGCCCCGCCGCCTATAAGGCAGGCATCTACCAGGCCACCATCACCACCGCAACCCTGTCAGGCCACCCTGCGTTCTGGATGTCCGGCTTCTCCAACGTCCAGGGCGCCGGCGCGTGGACAGCCAACGGTGAAATCGACGCTGCTGAGGCACCCAACTCGGGCTGCTGGGAAATCTTCTACCACGCCCACGGTGCCACCAACGCCTACGCATCCGGCTGCCTCGAGCACACCGCTGGCACGTACACGGTGACGATCGTCCGCCGCCCCGACGGCGGCTGCGACATCTACTACCAGGGCGTCAAAGAAGCCAGCTTCCCCACCGACGTCGCCAACGGCGAGCCCACGCCGCTGCTCGTCATGTTCGACACCTCCGGCACCAGCACCCCGCTAGTAATCAACTCCTACCAGCAATGGAGCACACCATGACGCAGTACCTGCTAGCCCTGCTCAAGCTCGCAGTCAGCATCGTCGTCGGCGCCCTCGTCGCCTGGGTCGCACACCTCGGCTGGACCGTCCCCGCCGACCTGCAAGTCTGGATCACCGGCGCACTCACCGCCGCCGGCACAGCAGCCGTCACCATCATCGTCGGCCAGCTCGAGAAGTGGTTCCCGTGGATCGGACGGTTCGCCCTCATCCCGCGCCACGCACCACGCCCGGTCACCCCCAATGCTCCAGCTGCTGCTAAGCCTGCTACTCGGTGACGCCGCACTCCTCGCCACCATCGGATGGCGAATCTGGGCAGCAGAACGACGACACACCCGGCCTGCCTGCGTTCTGGGGCTGGAAAGGCCTGCCCATAGCGTTCCTGCTCGCCCTGCTATGGCTCATCTTCGCGCCCATCAAATACGTGTTCGACACTGTCACACGCCTATTCCGAGGTAGACGTGGCAAGCCTGCGTGACCGCATCCGCGACCGCATCGAACTATGCGTCACCGACATCTTCCACATGCTCGCAGCAGAAGTAACCGCCGCCATCATCCCGCCCACACCACTCACCGACAGAATCTACGCACGCAATGCCATGGAAGAACGATCCGCAGACCCGCCGGCAGAGTAGCCGCACATACGGCCCCGACTGGCGTAAACAGAGGGGGCTCGCCCTGAAACGAGACAGGGGGCAATGCGTCCTATGCGGCAGCAACCGGCATCCGCAAGTCGACCACATCACCCCAGTCTCACAAGGCGGCACACACCAGCTCACCAACCTCCGCACCCTCTGCGAAGGGTGCCACCGCAAGGTCACAGCACAGCAGGGCAGAGGCTACCGGCAGACCAGCCAGACACAAGACCCTGCACCTAAACCATCCACTGCATGGTTATGCACCGCATATTCTCTCGCCGCGACGGCATCCGACGCGAAAAAGTCCAGTGAGATAAGGGCCCACCAGAGCCCGCCACTCTAAATCCCTCCCCCCAGGCGGCCGGGGCACGTCTTAACGATCTTCGAACCCATGCGTTTGTGTGTCTGGGCTGCATGTTTATGCAGTGAGGAGGCGGACTCGTCTGCGTTCGGGGAGGAGGAGGGCGAGGCGGACGGCGCCGGCGAATGCGTAGACGGCGTCTACGTGGCCGGTTTCGGTGTCGCGGCGTGCGAATCGCCAGCCGTCGCCGACGTTGAGGCGGGTGGCGTTGCCGGCGTGGTCGTTGAGGAGGGGGTCGTTGTTGTGGAAGATCTGGCGGGCTTTGACGAGTTCGGCGAGTCCCATGCAGGCTTCGACGACGGCGCCGCCCTGGAGGGCTTCGTAGGCTGGGACGCCTGGCCGGGCGTGGTCCATGTCGACTATGCGGCCGTCGGGGCGGCGGAAGATGGGGGCGGCGGCGGCGGATGGTCCGGAGGGGTACCATCCGGCGGCGCAGGGGCGGATGCGGTGGAGTAGGTCGGGGAGTTCCCGCCAGGCCTGGTCGAAGTTGTTCCAGCTGGCGGCGATTTCGCCGCGGATGTGGCCGTGTTGGGTGCGTGCGGCGACTGCGAGGGTGGCGTGGGCTCCGTCGGGGGCGACGTCGAAGCATACGGCTAGCCGCTGGCGGAGGGTGTCCATGGTGACGGCGGGGTCTGCGCAGTCGGCCCAGGCGTTCATGTCGAGGGCGGCGTCGACGTGGCGGACCCTTTGGCAGAGAACTTCGGTGCGGAACACCCCGGCGGGGTCGGATGTCATCGCGGATGCGATCGCGGCCGGGTTGATGATGTACCCGAGTCCGGGGTTTGCCTGCGCCAGTTCCTGCCAGTCGTCGATGTCGCAGTACCGCTGGTCGTCGTAGGCACCGGAGTATTCGAATATGCCGATGGTGGGGTCGCGGCCGGTGATGGCGGCTTCGCGGAGCTGGTTGAGTACCACTGATTCGTCGTCGCCGGCGTTGGACATGAGGAAGATCTGCGAGTTGGGCCGCGCCATCGTCGTCTTACTGACGGCCGCCCATGCCCGCCAGTCTCTCTGTTCGCGGAGCTCGTCAAAGTTGACTTCGTCGTTGGACCCGCCGCGGCCTGCCTTCCTCGAGGCGGCTTTGATGGCGTACCGGGATTTGTTGGTGAGCCAGAACATTTCGTCGCCGTTGACGTTCCTGGCGCGGTCAAATTCGGGGGCGAGCTCGGGAGCGCCGTGGATGGTTTCCTGGCACAAGTTCCACTGCTCGCGGGCCAGTCCGACTTCCTGGGCGACGCCGAGTATCCGGCTGCGCGGGTTCATGTACATGCGCCACAGGCTGATGGTGCGCTTGAGATCTGATTTGCCGTTCTGCCTGGCGACGATGATGAGGACGATGCGGAACCGGTAAGACCCGTCCGGGTTGAGTTCCAGGGCGTGGATAGCTGTCCATCGCTGCCAGGGCAGGAGCGGTTGCCCGGTGATTTCAGCGAAGTCAGCGACCTCATACCCGTCGGATGTGCGCCGGTTGAGGGGTCGTAGCGGCGGGGTGTAAATGCGGGGCTGTGTGCGGCCTTTAAGTCCCAGCGGGGCGGCGCGTAGTCCGGGACTGGCGGAGCTGGTCGAGGCGGGAGACGGTCGCGGGGGCATTGTTCTCACCACCTGCGGCCTTTTTGATGGCTGTCCGCGCGGCCGGGGTGGCGCCGAGTTCAACCAGGTATTTGAGCAGTTCAGGCATCAGCCACCGGCATGCGTACACCTTGTCAGTGTGGGCGTCGATGTTCTCGGCGATCATCACCGCGGCTTTGGCGGCGGCCTGGTCTTCGTCGCCGAGGTGGAGGGCGGCCAGGGTGACACGCACGGCCGACTCGAGCAGGTCGTCGGCGTCTCGTAGGTTTCCCACAACGACATGCTATTTTGTGGTGCACAGATTGTGGGAGTCCCACAATCTGTGGTTTATGATTTGCTCGTGACCGCTGTGACCGCCGAACGCCGTCCCCGTCGTTCGCTGCTGGGCGCGGTCATCGGTGTCCTGCACGCGCGGTCGCGGCGACGGTCGGGGCGGCCGTCTCGCCTGGCGGCCGCGGTGCAGGAACACGTCCTCACGTTCGCTGCCCTGACTGCGGTGACGGTCGGCATGTTCCACCTCGGGTTTGTGGCCGGGTGGGTGTCGGTGGGCGTGTCGCTGCTCATCGCGGATTTCAAGATCCAGGGCTAGCACGGTGGCGTCGCTCATCGGGAAGGTGTCTGGCCGGACTCCTGTGCCGATGACGGGCCCGCAGTCGTCGATGGTGACGACGTTCATAACGACGAGCATGGGCGGGGATGCGGAGTCGCTGCTGCGGGCGTACGCGTCGCAGGGCACCGTCAACTCAAACGTCAGCCTTCTCGCCTCGAGCACGGCGAAGCCGGAGTGGCGGCTGTATGAGAAGGCGAAAGTTGACGGCCGGGTCCGGTACTCCACCGCCAGCGAGGGTTCCGACCAGCGCACCGAGGTGCTCAAGCACGCCGCCCTCAACGTCCTCAACCAGCCTGCCGTGTACACCGCGGGCGGGCGCCGGCTGACCGCGTTCTCACGGTTCGGCATGTTCGAACTGTCAGGGCTGTGGATGGAGATTCTGGGGAAGTCGGCGTGGGTTGCCGACTTCGCCAACGTGACGTTCCCCGTCGGCTTGTGGCCGGTACGCCCCGACCGTCTCACACCGGTGCCCGACCCGGACAACTACCTGAAGGGCTACTGGTACACCGCCCCTGACTCGTCGGAGAAAGTGCCGCTTCTGCCCCATGAGGTGATCTGGAACCGGTATCCGAACCCGACCGACCCGTATGACGGGCTCGGGCCGACGCAGGCTGTGCTGACGGAGATTGAGGGGATCCGGTACGCGGGGGAGTGGAACAGGAACTTTTTCCTCAACTCGGCTCGCCCGGACGGTGTCCTGTCCACTGATCACCGGCTTGAGGACGACGAGTGGGACGAGTTCTGCGACCGGTGGCGTGAAGCGCACCGCGGTGTGGGCCGCGCGCACCGGATCGCCGCCCTGGAGGGTGCCACTTTCGTGCAGACGTCCACGTCGGCGAAAGACATGGATTTCGTGAACCTGCGCCTGGACGCGCGGGATGCGATCCGTGAGGCGTACGGCATGCACAAGGTGATGACTGGTGTGACCGACGACGTCAACCGTGCCAACGCGCAGACCGGCGAGGAAGTGTTCGGAAGCTGGAAGATCATGCCGCGGCTGGACCGGTGGAAAGACGTTCTTAACACCCAGTTCCTGCCCCTGTTCTACCCGCCGGGCGCGGTCATCCCGTACGAGTTCGACTACATCTACTCGCTGCCGGTGAACCGGGAACAGGACAACGCGGAGCTGACCGCGAAGGCGGAGGCGGCGCAGAAACTCGTCCAGTCGGGTTACGACCCGCATGACGTCCTCGAGGTTGTGGGCCTGCCGGACATGGGCGTGGTTGAGGTGGCGACGCAGGCGCCGGCCGCGCCGCCTGGCTGGGTGCCCGAACAGCAGGCGCTCCCCGCCGGCGGTGATGACCAGGCCGCGGCGGCGCTGCGGCAGCTGGCTATCTGGAATTCCCTGGAAGGTGCCCGGTGAGACAACACCCCCTGAAATGCCGCATCAGCAACGAGGGCCAGACGACGCGGGTGGACGTTTACGACGACATCGGCGGCGGGCTGTTCGGCGGCGGGGTGTCCGCCGCTGACTTCGCCGGCGCCCTCTCCAGTGTGCGGGGAGCCCTGGACGTACACATCAACTCCGGCGGCGGCGTCGTCTGGGACGGCATCGCCATCATGAACGCCATCAAGGGTCACAAAGGGAAGGTGACCACCATCGTCGACGGGCTCGCCGCGTCGATCGCGTCGGTGATCTTCCAGGCCGGTCACGAGCGTGTTGTGCAGCCCGGCGCGATGCTGATGATCCACGACGCGTTCGCGCCGTTCGAGGGCAACGCCGACGAAATGGCGAAGATGGCGAAGACCCTCGACCAGGTGTCGGACAACCTGGCCGGAATTTACGCGTCGCGGGCGGGCGGGAGCCGCGGTGAGTGGCGGGCGCTCATGCATGAGGAAACCTGGTTTACCGCCGAGGAATCCGTCAGCCGCGGGCTGGCGGACCGGGTCGCAGGGGTTGGCGCGGAGTTGCCCGCCGGGTTCGACCTCGCCGCCTACCACGTCCCGTCGCAGATCGCCGCGTCGCTGCGCACGCTGCCCGTCAAGGCGGGGCAGCAGTCCTGCGCCGAACTCGGCCACCAGTGCTGCCGCGACGCGATGGCCGCGCAGAACCTTCTCCGCTCCATCGTCCGCGACGAACTCCGGGCCGCGGACGGCAACCATGAGCCGATGACCGGCAGCCACGCCCACGCCCATCCCGCCTACGGGGCGGCTAACCACACCGCCCACCAGCATGATCACGACGGCGACGCTGACCACCACCACGAGCACGACCTCGACGGTGACGGCGACAACGACACGTCCGCGGCCGGGGACACCGACCACGACCATTTCCCGGCGAACCGGTGGTATCCGGTGCTCCTCGCAGCGGACAAGTACAACGCCGACGACCGGCGGCGGATGGCCTCTAACGGGCAGGCGATGCCCGACGGGTCGTATCCGATCGCCGACGAGGAAGACCTCCTCAACGCTATCCACGCTGTCGGCCGCGGCGGCTCGTCCCACGACGCGATACGCCGGCACATCATCAAGCGCGCGAAGGCGCTGGGCCTGTCGTCGGCGATCCCGGACAACTGGGACGCCTCGGGGGGCAACGATTCGTCCGCTGACAACCGGTCGGCGGCGCGGTTCCTGGCACTGGCTGGGAGGGAGTAAAACATGGCCGAAAAGGTCAACGGGGTTCCGATCCCGACCAGCGCCGACGAGCTGGGCGAGATTTACCACGACCCCAAGCGGTTCGCCAAGGTGTATGAGAACCCGGACACCGCTGACGAGTTCATGAACCGGTACGCCCGGACGATGGCCCTCAGGGACCCGGACCTGCAGGCACAGCTCCGGGACCAGATCCAGGCCGGCGTGCAGGAAATGGTGTCCGGCTCCGGCGGGATCGGCGCCCGGCTGTCCGCAGACGGCCGCCCCGAGGTCACCGTCGGCGGCGCGCCGCTGAACCGGCGCAACAAGGGCCAGATGTACAACCGGAACGCTCCGGGCGCGCAGATGGAGCAGAAGGTCAAGCCTGAGGACCGGTTCACGTCGGTCGGCGAGTACCTGCAGGCCATCCGCGAGGAAGCACGGCCGACGACGAACTCGAACCGGCTGGCGATGCTGCAGAAACTCGCCAACGTCCGCGAGTTTCAGAACTCGTTCGGTTCGGAGGACCCAGGTGCTGGCGGGTTCCTCATCCCCGAAATCCTCCGCTCCCAGCTGCTCGAGCTGGCGCTGGAGGAAGCGGTGATGCGGCCGCGGGCGACCGTGATCCCGATGAACACCCTGCGGGTGCCGATCCCGACCGTTGACGACACTTCGCACGTGTCCAGCGTGTTCGGCGGGGTTCAGTTCTTCTGGGCTGAGGAGTCCGCGGCGATGCCCGAGTCGCAGGCGTCGTTCGGCCGTATCGTCCTCGACGCGAAGAAGCTCACCGGGTTCTTCAAGGTCCCGAACGAGCTCCTGGCGGACGCTCCGGCGTTCTCCGGCTGGTTCGACTCGCGTATCCCGGTCGGCCTGGCCTACTTCGAGGACATCGCGTTCCTCACCGAAACCGGCGCCGGGACCCCGGAGGGTGTCATCGGCTCCCCCGCGTATGTGGCGGTGGGCCCGAACGCGGGCGCGCGGACCACAGCCAACAAGATCCAGTACCCGGACGTTGTAGCCATGTGGCAGCAGCTTCTGCCGCAGTCGCAGCGCAACGCTATCTGGATCGCCTCCCATGACACGTTCGCGCAGATCGCCAGCCTGCAACTGTCGACGGCGAACGCGTCGCCGGGTATCTGGTTCGGCGGGTACGCGTCGAACGACGCGACGAACACCCCGCCGATGCAGCTGTTCGGCCGGCCGATCTACTTCACTGAGAAGGTCCCGAAGCTGGGCACCCTCGGCGACATCTCCCTGATCGACCCGTCGTACTACCTGGTCGGTGACCGGCAGGCCATGTCTGTCCAGTCGTCCGAGCATTTCGCGTTCCAGAACGACCAGACGGCGTTCCGGATCATCGAGCGTGTCGACGGCCGCCCGTGGCTGCAGTCGGCGCTCACCCCGCACAACAACTCGACGGTGACGCTGTCCGCGTACGTCGGACTGCACGCCTGACCACTGGTGTAGGCCGGGCGGCATTAACACCCCGCCCGGCCGAGTGAGCAAAACCGCATTAACCCCCGGTTCCAAGGAGGAATCACATGGCTGGAATGCGCGCCCTCGGGCGTGTAGTGGACGTGGTGTTCAACCCGTCCGGAGTGGACATCTGCCTCAAGGACGTGTCAGGCATCGCCTACGCCGTCGTGTCGGGCAGCACCGCCACCACCCTCACGTTCGTCGCCAAGCCGTCGTTCGGCGGCTCGTCTACCACGTGGACACCGGCGAACGGATTCGGGCAGACCAACGCGGTGTTCACCCGCACCGCCAACACCGCGGCGTGGGTGCAGAACACCGCGTCATGGGCCAGCAACGCGCTGACGATGCCCGCGGCCAACACCCAGTTCAACTACGTCGACATTCTCGTGTCGCAGCTCGCGGACACGTTCGACTACATCAACGCCACAGTCGCCGGGACGGGTGCCACCTGCCCCATGGCGATCCTGTACGACCTGACGGTGCAGCGGAAGCCGCAGAACCTGCGGATCCCGTCTGCGTAGGAGGCAGCGATGGCTAAGGCGGCAGTTGCCAACCCTGGCGTCTTCGAAACGGTGTCGTCGGCAGGTCTGCCGGCGGTGTACAACTCGGCGGTCACCATCACCGTGACCGCGACACCGCACAAGAACCCTGACGGTTCGAACTGCAAGGACACGAGGACCTAGATATGGCGAGGACGGTGACCGGCGAGTCAGCCGGGGCGTTCGGCTCGTACACGTCGCAGGTGTGGCCTGCGCTGGCCGCGCCGACGTTCCCCGCGACTGGGGTGCCGGTCACCAACCCGTCCACCACGGCGGTCACGGTGGTCATCTCGGCGAACGGCGCGACGATCACCAACGTGTCTGTCGGCGGTGTCACTGTCGGCGCCGGTGCGGGGACGTACACCCTGCCGGGCCTGACGTCCATTTCCGTCGCCTACACCGTGGCGACGCCGACGTGGACGTGGGCGGTTCCGGTGACGTTCCTCGCCGCGCTGAACGCCAACGGCACCCCGGTAGCGATCACGGGGGTGTCCTGATGGCTTCTGGTGTCACCGGCTGGGACCTGTACGCCACCCTGCAACTCCAGTCCGAGTACTACACCTACTACCGGGCTCAGCCGCCGGTGGCGTGCCCGTTCGACGGGACGCCGCTGCTGCTGGGACCTCCGCAGCAGCCCGCGGTGCTGTTCTGCCCGAATGGCGACTACCAGTACCCGCGGGATTACGACCCCGACCGTGACCAGGGGATGTGACATGCCGAAGGCAACCGTGGAGGGCGGCGGGTCAGCGTACTCCGAAGACAACCCGGCCCCCGTCGAGGAGACACCGGCGCCGAAGCTGAAGGCGAAGCCGAAGCCTGCGGCGAAGGCCGCTGCAGAGGAGGCGGCTCCGGCCGCTGACGACACAACCGAATAAGCATCATCCATCCCGCCCCCTGGGGGCTGGTCCAGGAAGCAAGGACAAGGGACGTGAAAACGCCGCACCACGCGGTCCACCACCGTGTTACGACGCACGCTGTGGGGAAGGCCGCCAAGCCTGCTAAGCCAGGCGGCGGTGGCACGTCCGCGACCGGCGGCAAGGGCACGGCGACGGGCAAGCATCACGCCGCGGCGCATCACAAGCACCAGCCGAAGAAAGCCCGCAAATGGACGATCGACGGCGACATCGCGCTGTGCTCACTGCGCGCTCTGGTGACTGCCCTCGGCGCCGGACTGACAGACGACGAACTCGCCGCCGCCTATTTCACGCTCACGGCCGACCCTGACGCCGGTGTTCCCATCGCCGATGCGGTCTCACTGCTCGGCGGCCGGCTGCGCATGCCGGTTCTCGGCATCAGCTACCCGGAACCTCATGCGGTCGCGGTCGCGCCTGACGGCCGCTGGTGGTCGTGGGGGCGGCTGTGGGCACCGTGGACTGACCAGATTGACGAGGTGTGGACGCCATGGCGATAACCCGTCCCTGCTACTGCAACCGCACCGAAGTGCAACGGGCACCCGATTTCAAGAACGGCTACGTGGACAACACGCGGATAGACCGTGCCCTCGAATCCGCCGCGGACCGTATCGACGGGCAGCTCCACCGGGTGTTCTACCCCCGCGACACCACGTACCGGTTCGACTGGCCCAACTATCAGGGCACCTATCCGTGGCAGTTGTACCTCGACAACTGGGACTTGCAGATCCTCACCGACCTTGAGTCTCCGTTCGGCACGGTCATCGGCCTGAACCAGGCCATCCCGTACCCGCTGAACCGCAAGCCAGGGTTCCCGATCCGCCGCATCCAGCTTGACCGGGGCACCTCGGCGTCGTTCGGGTCCGCGAGCTCGCCGCAGGCGTCGATCTGGGCTACGGGGACGTGGGGGTTCACCGCCGACATGGACAATGTGGCGACGCTGGCCGCCAACGTTTCCTCCGCGTCGGCGACCAGCGTCACGCTGTCTGATGGTAGCCAGTGCGGGCCCGGTGATGTGCTCATCCTCAACCCTGGCACGGGTGCGGTGCCGTTCTCCCAGGCCCAGTATGCGCACACGTTCGGCGCGTTCGCGCCGCTGACCGGGGAACGGGTCATCGTCCAGGACGTCGCCGCCGCGGCGACCGGGCTGACCCAGACCGGTGCCGGCTGCACCACGGCGTCGGAGGCTGACAACCAGCTCGCCACCACAGGGGCGGGCACCCTCGTGGTCGGCGAAGTCGTCGTTCTCGACGCCGAGCGGATGCTGATAACGCAGATCGTCGCCGGGGTCGCCACTGTCATCCGCGGCTGGGATTCCACCGTCCTGGCCACCCACTCCGCGGCGACGGTGAACGCTCTGCGCGCGTTCACGGTGCTCCGCGGCCAGCTCGGCACCACCGCGGCCACTTACACCGCCGGTCAGACGGTGGCACGGCACCGGCCGCCGCAGCTGATCCGTGACCTGAACATCGCCGAGGCGGTCAACCAGGTCCTCCAGGAAACCGCCGGGTACGCCCGGACCGTCGGATCCCCTGACATGGCCGTGGCCGCACCCGGCGTCGCCCTCGCCGACTTGTGGGACGAGGCGGTCACCACGTTCGGCCGCAAAGCCCGGCAGAGGGTGGTGTGACATGGCCTCACGTGTCGGCGTTGTCATCGTCAAGGGACCGTTGTGGGACGGTGAGGCGGACATGGCCGTGAACCGGTGGCTGCAGGACACCCGCCGGAAAGTCGCCGACCACGCTGTTGACGAGCTCCGCTCGTTCCCGATGGATAAGACCGGGCGGGCGCGGGGCGGTTTCCAGGCCAACATTCACCGGGTCACCCGCATGGGTGACGTTGAGGCGATACCGGGACCGAAGATCCGCGGTGTCGTGTTCACCCCGTGGCTGGAAGGGGTGTCCAGGCGGAACGAGCGCAGCCGGTTTAAGGGGTATCACCTGTTCCGCAAAACCCGTCTCAAGGTGGCACGTGAGGCGCGGAAGACCGCGGACGACGAACTCCTCAAGTACATCGAGGAGATGGGCGGCCGTCGTGAGTAACTTCAACTCGCAGGCCATCCTCAGCCTGTTCGCGAACCTGCGGACCCAGGCGAAAACGTCGGGACTGTTCCGGCAGGTCCTCGGCCACGAACCCCGTTCGGCGCCGACAGGGGGTTTCACGTACGCGCTGTGGCTCGGCCCGATCACCCCCGTCCCCGCAGTGTCCGGGCTGAACGCGTCGGCGGGGCGGGTGACAGTGCAGGCACGGATTTACACTCCGTTCCTCGCCAAATCTGAGGATGAGATCGAAACCGACATGATGCGCGCCGTCCTGCAGATGGTCGGGTTCTACTCGGGGGAGATCACCGTCGCCGGGACGGTCATGGAGATAGACCTTCTCGGCGCGTACGGGGTGCCGCTCGAGGTGACGCAGGTCGGCTACCTCGACATGGACGGCTCCTACTACCGGGTAGCTGACCTGACTATTCCCGTGATCATCGACAACCTCTGGACGCAGGTGGACTGATGGCGAAAACTGGCGGCCTCGGAGACGACCTGTATGTGGCAGGGTTCCACATCGGCGGCGACATCCAGTCCCTCACCGCGAACGGCGGCCCGAACAACCAGCTGGATGTCACTGACATCACCCAGTCCGCGCATGCCCGCCTGGGCGGGCAGCGGACCGGTGCGATCAAGGTGGTCGCCTACCACGACCCCGCTCTCGGCGCCGCGCACGCCGCGTTCGCGCCCCTGCCCACGTCCGACCAGATCATCACGTATCTGCGCGGCCAGACGCTCGGCGGCCCTGCCGCCTCGTGCAACGCGAAAGAACTCAACTACGATGCGACCCGCGCCGCTGACGGGATGCTGACATTCGCGACCGACGAGGAGTCGAACGGGTTCGGCCTTGAGTGGGGTATCCAGCTCACCGCCGACCCGCGGACCGACGCGTCCGCGACCACGGGCGCGTTCTTCGACCTCGGCGCCGCCGGCCCAGGGTTCGGCGCGCAGGCATACCTGCATCTTGTCAGCCTCGGGTCGGGGTCGGTGGACGTTGTCATCCAGCACGCCACCACGTCCGGCGGGTCTTATACGACGCTGATCGACTTCGGTGCCCAGTCCGTCGCCCCTGTCGCGGTCCGCGGCACCGCGGCGGGCGCGGTGAACGAGTTCCTCAAGGTCACCACCACCGGCGTGTTCACCAACGCCGTGTTTTTCGTCCAGTTCTGCCTCAACCCGGTCGCGGTGGTGTTCTGATGCTGCCCCCCCAGTTCCTCACCACATTCCGGATCGTCCGGCCCCCCCGCCCGGCGACATGCGCCGAATACGGCTGCTGGCGGTACAGGGACGGCTTCAAGGTGGTCGTTGATGAGTCAACTGATCTGGGTCGCCAGCAAGCGCACTACATCAGGAAAGAGTGCGGACGTCGTTTCACTGAGGACCGCGAAGAGCGCCCTGGCCTGACTGCCTTTAAGTTCGAAGCCGGGCAGGAATGCTTTGCGAAGCACGCCATGCCGTGGGACGGCCAGGAACGGCTCCTCGAGCATGGCCTGTGGGGGCGCCGCGACCACACCCGCGCTGATGACTGGGTTGACTCGTTCGCCAACAACCAGATCCGCCTCGCTGACATCGCGGAGCGTGGCTGATGCTCACCCTCCTTCACTTCCTCGTCCACTGGACCGGCAGCGACTACGGCTACCCGTACGGCCACTTCGAGCCGTACGACGCCCTGTCGGGTATCGCAGGGCTGTCTCTCGTCGGGCTGATGTACCACAAGTTCCGGGCGCTGAACTGTCACCAGTACCGGTGCTGGCGCATCGGAAGGCACCACGTGGACGGGTCGGTGTGGTGCAACCGGCATCACATTCAGGCGCGGGAAGCGGCCGCCGGGCCGGTAAGGGCGGGAGCCGGTAGCAACCCGGCAGGAGAGGGTTTGAACGCAGACGGGCCCGTGGTCCCGCCCGCCGCCGCACAGGTAACAGAAAGGTAACGCACATGGCTAAGTCGACCGGTCTCGCCTACACCACGTTCTCAGTGGGCGACGCCACCAACACCCTGCAGGACATCCGCAACGACCTCACCAACATCGCGTGGACAACCCCCAGGGCAACACAGGACGTCACCGGCCTGGACAAGTCGGCGAAGGAAACACTTCTGCTCCTCGCCGACTTCACCTGCACCCTGAACGGGGTGTTCAACCCGGCGGCGAACTTCTCCCACGCCGTGTTCTCCACAGTCCCGTCCACCAGCGTGGCGCGGGCGATCACCAACACGGTCAACGGGAAGAACCTGAACCTCGGATCCTCGGGTGCGGGAAACGGCGCGGTGAACTTCACCGACTACGGCATCACCCGCGCCGCCGCCGGCGAGCTCACGTTCACCGTGCCCGGTGTCCTCGCCAACGGGTCCGTCCCCACATGGTCATGACCGGTGCCCGGTTCCAGCTCGCAGCCCGGCAGGTCATCCTCCGGTTCGAGGATTTCCCCGGCCTGGAGGTGGTCATGCGCGCCGTGTCGGTCGGGCAGCTCATGTCCCTCGCCGGGCTGGCTGACGAGTTCCAGGCCGGGAAAGCGACCATCGGGCAGACCACCCAGCTGTTCCAGCTGGTGGCGTCGCGGCTGGTGTCGTGGAACATCGACGGCGACGACGGCCGCCCCGTCCCTGTCACCGAAGCCGGTGTCCGGTCCCTGGACACCGACGTGTTCATGGCGATCGTCACGGTCTGGTTTGAGGGCATGACGCAGGCCCCAAAAGCCTCACCGGCGGATGGGATGGAGGACCTGCCGATGGAGGCGCTGACGAACTAGCCGAAACGGAAATCCTCGCCGCGATGTGGCAGCAGTTCGGCATACCAGGTGACCGGGCGCTCGAGTCGGATGCGACGTGGATACGCAGGCTGAAAATGCTCGCAGCGGTGAGAGGAGGTGAGGAGTAGGTGGCACAGAACATTGTCGAAATCCTGGTCAAGTCCAGGAACGACACCAAGGCCGGGTTTTCGCAGGCCAAGGCGGACGCCGAACTGGCCGGGGATGAGGCGGGGCAGGCGTTCTCGGCCCGGTTCGCACGGCGGCTGGGGAACATGTGGAACGGCAACGGCGGCGGCACCGGCGGGCTCATGGGCATCCTCGGCGGCAACTTCCAGAACGTCGGCGCCCTCGCCACCGGGGCGCTGACCATCGCCCCCGCTATCGCCGCGATCGTCGTCGAACTTGACGGGCTCCTCGCCGGGTTCACAGCCGCCGCCGCAGGTGTCGGCGCGTTCGGGCTCCTCGCCCTGCCCACGTTCGAGAAAATCAAGAACTCTTACACCGCCATCTCCGCGGCGCAGAACGCCTACAACACCGCTTTGACGAAAGAGCACCTGGATCCGACGAAAACCAACGCCCACGCCGTCGCCACCGCGCTGCTGAACCTGAAAGTGGCGCAGCAGCAAGCCGGCCCGGCGGTCACTGGGGTCATCAACGGAATCCACGCCCTCGGCAAGGAATTCGAGGTGTTCGCCAAGCCGCTGCAGCCCGTCGTCCTCGACTTGTTCAACCAGGCCCTCAACATCGCCTCGGCGCTGCTCCCGTATGTGGCACAGTTCGCCGACGCCGCCGCCCCCGCCATCGAAGGGTTCATGAAGTCCCTGTCGAGGAAAATCGACTCGCAGGGTTTCCAGAACCTGATGACGCAGCTGGAGAAGATCACGCCCGGTGCGATCACCGCCATCGGCAACGGGATACTGAAGGTCGCGGGCGCGTTCGCGCAGCTTCTCACCGCCATGTCCCCCCACGACGTGCAGCATGCCATCAACATCCTGTTCGACACGCTCGCCTGGTTTTTCACCACCACCGCCAAATGGATCAAGGGGGCTATGAAGAACTGGGATGACCTGTCCCACGACGTTGCCATGTGGTATCAGGACACCCGCAAATGGCTGATCCGTGCCATGTCTGACCTGGCGAACTGGGCGCAGGACGTCGACAACATCGTCGGCAGGGTGATCGGGTTCTGGCGGGGGCTGGAACGGTTTTTTCAGCGGCTCCCCGGCGAGATAGTCCACGCCCTGTCCACCCTGGCCGGTGACCTGTTCGACATCGGAGTCCACGCCATCATGGGGCTGGCGAACGGCGCCGAATCCATGTTCGGGGGGCTCCTCGCACGGGCGGAATCGTGGGGGCATGACATCGCCAACGCGATCGGCGCGCCGTTCGGCATCCACTTCTCCGAGCCGTCTGAGGCGACGCAGATGGTGAAGGCGGGGCAGAAAGCGGGGCAGGGGTTTCTCCGCGGCCTGCATTCCACCGGCCTGAGCGGCGGCGTGGCCCTGGGCCTGGTGGCGGCGGCGGGGGTGCCATGCAGCTGGTTATCACCGGCGCCGGCGCACCCAACTTCATGGCCCTTGTGAAAGCGATCTGGCCGAGCCTGCAGTTCGAGGTCCGTACCAGGGGCGGCGGCGGACCGGGCTCGGTTCAGAAAGCGCTTGGACAGTAATGGCTGCCCCGTTCCTTGACCTGCGCGCTGAGGTGAACCTCGGCACGTGGACCGATACCACCCACCAGATCTACCAGCGGAACCCGGTGGCGTTTTCCCACGGCCGCCCCAACGAAGCCGCGACCCTGTCACCGTCGCAGGCCACGTTCACGGTGAATAACAGGGATAACCGGTGGACGGTCCGCGACCCCACCGGCCCCTGGTTCGGGCAGTTGGTGCAGTCGTCACCAATCAGGTTCTCCGTCCCGAGTTCGCTGGCGGGCATCCCCGCGTATATGCGGCTTGAAACCGACACCGCATCCTATGCGTCGGCACCCGACTCCGGGTCGTTCTCGACCCCGGCGGTGGTGCAGCAGAAATCCGGGCACAACTCCGGGCTCACCACCCTCACCGTCACGCTCACGTCGAACACCACTGCCGGGAACTGCCTGGTAGTCGCCGTCGGCATGGGCAACACCGGCGCCACGAACCAGACCATCACCGGGGTCACCCTCGGCGGCGCGGCGGGGAACTTCGGCTCGAGCCCGGTGTTCGCTTCCGGGTCATCGGCGTCCGGGCGGGTCGAATTCTGGGCCGACCCGAACTGTGCAGGCGGGCAGACCGCCGTGCAGATCACCCTGTCAACATCAACCGGCGTTATCACCAACGCCCACGTGTTCGAACTGTCCGGCGTCGCCACCTCGACGCCGTTCGACCAGTCCGCAGGGGCGGCGTGGACATCCGGCACCTCGTTCAGCTCGGGTGCGACCGGGACCACCGCGCAGGCGAAGGAAATTGCTGTCGGCCTGGCCGTCGAGTTCACCGCATCCGGACCCCCGACCGTGTCCGGGCCGTCGTCGCCGTGGGTCAACGTCACCGACGAAACGAACAACTTCACCGGCTCGTCGTGGCAGACCACTGTCGCCGGAACCAACATCCTCTCGAGCACGGGCACGCAAACCTATTCGGGCTCGTCGACGATCACCAACGGTGGTGCGGGGCGCGCCGGAGTTATCACCCTCAAAGCCGCATCCGTCGGCGGCCTGCAGATCACCTCCGGCACCCTGTCCGCGCGCATCGACGTGCGCATGACTGACTTCCGCGGGTCTGCGCTAGCCGGGAAATGGGGTGGCACCGGCCAGTCATGGGCTCTGCTGGTCAGCGCCAACCAGTCCGTCACCGGCCACGCCGACGGCACCGTCAACTTCGTCCACTTCGACGGGTCGAACATCCTCGGCACCCCGTCGACACTGCCGCTGCCCTACTTCACCGGCCGCATCGCGATCCGCGCCGATTACAACATCTCAGCGCAGACAGTCACGTTTTTCACCGCCCCGACAATGGCCGGGTCGTGGACGCAGCTAGGCGACGTTAAAACCACTTCGGCGGTGTCGCTGTCCGGTGGTGCCGGGCAGGCTGTGCAGGTCGGCACTATCGGGTCGTCGACGATCGCGGGCATTCCCGCGTTCCGCGGCATGCAAGGCGAAGTGTACGAATTCCAGCTCCTGTCCACCGGGACGCCTATCGCCGACCCTGTGTTCACGTCCCAGACCCCCGGCGTGTCCTCATTCGCTGACGCTCAGGCGAACACGTGGACCCTGAACGGCACAGCGGAACTGTCCGGACGCTCGTACCGGTTCCACGGCGAACTCAACTCGCTGCCCAAAACATCAGACCCGGCCGGCGTCGACGTGTACTCCCAGGCCACCGCCGCCGGGATCACCAGCCGGCTCCAGCAACAGCAGAACCCGGCAGCCTCAGCGATGGCACGCGCCTACCTGCGCCTGCCCTCGTCGCTGAACCTTGCCGCGTACTGGCCCGCCGAAGACGCACCCCAGGCAACGCAGATCGGGCAGTTCGCCGGGAAAATCCCCATGGGCAACACCGGGCTCACCATGGCGTCATCGTCAGCGTTCGCATGCTCCGCGGCGCTGCCCGTCATGAACGGCGGCAGCTGCGCCGCCCTCGTCGACCCCGCCAGCGTGACGTGGACGGACAACATCACCCGGTTCCTCCTCGCCGTCCCGTCCGGCGACGACACCAACAACGCTGTCATCGCACGTGTCTACAGTCAGGGCACCGTCGCCCGCCTCGAACTGGTTTACACAACCGGCGGCGGGCTCACCCTCAACGGATACAACGCCGCCGGCTCGCAGGTCATCAACTTCGGGTTCGCGTTCGGGCTCTCCACCCTCGCCGCCTGCCGTGTCAACATCGGTGTCGTCAACGCGGGCGGCGGCAACATTCAGGGCAGCCTGTTCGTCATGACCCCCGGCGGGCAGGTAGCCCTCGGATCCACCGGCGGCACGTTCGCCGGGACGGTCGGCGGTGTCACCGGCGTCCAGTTCGGCGGCGGCCTCGTCGGCTCCGCGATGGGCCACTTCTCCGTCCAGGGTGTCAACGACAACCTGTTCACCGACCTCGGCGGGTTTCAGGCACCAGACGGCAACTGGACCGGTGCGCTGTCCGCGTGGGCGCATGAACCCGCCGCCGCCCGGTACGCCCGCCTGGCCAGCGAGGAAGGCTACCAGTG